CACCTCTGTTATCTATCTCTATCATCTCTTCAGCAAGATTATTAACATCGTTAATTGCTTCACCAAAAGTATCTGTGAATACATCTATTGGATCTTTCTTACCTATCTCAATTCCTCTTCTATCTAATATTTTTCTAGCTAAAGCTCTCGTGATGCCTATCGTCGGATCCAAGGGACCACCGGGTCTTTTTGGATTTTTTAAGCTTTCAAGTCCTAATCCTTCTTCTTCCATCTTTGCAGGGCTTAATTTGTCTTTTGGAACTAAAGTAAATACATTATCTTTTTCCTGTTTCCTGGTGCCTGGTTCCTGCTTCTTGCCTCTTGAGAATACTCTCTCAATTTGTTTTTTAAGCAATGGTGTTACTTCACCAAATTCATTCTTAGCAAATTTAAAAGCATCTTCTATTTTTTTGATGCCACCAGTTCTAACCAAGTTTCCAAGTGATAATAAAAATTGTGCAAGTTTACCCATTAATAATACGTCCTCTGTTTCTGTGGTAACTCTTCATCCTGATAGTCTTCAGGGTGTTGAATCAAACCACCTTGTCTGAATCTCATTACAGCTTGAGTCATAGAGTCGACCAAGTCATCATGATCGCCATATGGAAACGCTGCACATTCTTCAATAACTTCTTGTGCGAATTCCATTTCTTTAGGAGCATATATTCTCCCGGACTCAAACAGTGGAGAAACACTGTTAACTCTAGTATGTTTATCATTTCCTTTTGATGGTGTAAAGTTTAAAACTGGAATCCCCATTTTTCTAAGCTCGTATGTCAAAGGTAGCCCAGAGGCCTTAGATTCTATGATTACGGTCTCAGGATTCCAGTATCCATATTGATCTAGTGCAATACGTCTTAGTTCAGGAAACTCGTATCTGCCTTTTAAGGCGTCAACTAATATCAAACAAGGACCACTATCTTCGTTCGGTGTAAAAACTCCCCATGTCGTTATCGCTGAATAGTCAGCAGAAGATTTTTTCATAAACGCTGTATCGTAAGATTGTATTACATGTTCTAGTGGTGGAATATCGCCTTCCCAATCTTGCCACCATTCTCTTTTGATCAAAGCTCCTTCTTCTCCAGTTGGATTTTGCATGTACTGTGCATTCCATTTTGAAAGTGGAATAGATGCCTTGACCGCTTCTAAATCCTTCAGGTTCCAGTATTCAGGCCATAAAGGTTTACCAGTTGGCATGATGGCAGGAAATTCTATAACTTCCCATTGATCAGCTTTAGGTTCTTTTTGTGCATTAATTAAACGACCTGCTAAATCTTTTTGACTCCACCTCGTCATTACAATCACGATCGTTCCACCAGGTTGTAAACGCTGACGTGGACCTGATGTGTACCACTCGTAAGTTCTTTCCAAAGCTTGATTGTTCATTGCATCTTGTTCAGTATGTGGATCATCGATAATTAGAAGATCGGCTCCACGACCTGTGATTGCAGATCCAACACCAGCAGCATAATATTCACCACCTTGTTGTGTTTCCCATTTACCTGCAGCTTGAGAATCTTCTTTGAGTCTTGTTTGAAATACTTCTTTGTATTCTGGCGAGTCCATCAATTGTTTTGCTTTACGACCAAACCTTACAGATAATTCAGTTGTGTTAGTTGATTGAATAATTTTTAATTTAGGGTTACGACCTACCATCCATGCAGGTAATAAATAAGATGCAAACTCAGACTTTGTATGTCTAGGTGCCATATTGATAATAACACGTTTTATTTTTCCTGTTGCAATATCATTAAATTTTTTTGCCACTTTTCTATGGTGAGATCCTTCCACAAAATCAGGCCACACGTGTTTTACAAAAGACATGAAGTCTTCTCTTATCCTAGACTCCTTTTTCTTCTGGCCATATTTGTTTGCTAGTAATGCAAACTCTCGTCTTACATCGGGTGGTAGTTTATCTAAATATTTTAATTTCTCTGTATCCATAAAATTTTAATTAAAAAATTTTTCATTATATAGTGATATAATTTTTTTCATATGTTTTATTGATAAATCTCTTTTAGATAAATTTATATCCCATCTTACAAAAATAATATTTTTTAAAGTATATGGTTCATCTGAATCTAATCTATCTACACTTATATTAGACCAATTTCTTTTATATTTATTAGAACGATCATTTAATCCAATATGAGTCATAGGCAAACCACTAACAGCACATATTAATCCTCCATATTTTTTTTTATGTTCTTCCCAATGATTTAAAAATTGTTCCATAGTAAAATCACAAGTATACATATCACTTTTATTTTTTATAGAATGTTTATTATTCTTATATCTTTGTTTTATTACAAGATATCTTGATTCCATATATTTATATTCATCAGATAAACGATCTTTTGCTCTATCAAAATTTTCTAATTTTTTTTTATCTGATAAATTTTTATAATATATTTTTTGTTTTTCTGGATATCTGTATTTTTTTTCATTCATAAAAAATTTATATTATTTTTTTTACATGTTGTTTTTAGTCTTATAATGATTTTCAGGGATTTAACCATACAAATCTCGCATTATAACCGTAGGTTGTGGGACCCCTTTGTATATATACTAATTAATAATTAAAAAAGTTTGGGATTTTGGAAACCGCTTGGTACCTCTATTGGACCTAGGCCCGTTAGGGCCTAGGCTAGAAAGGTTAATCTAATAAAGTCATGTAAGCTTTAGCATTAAGCCTACTAAATTTACTTAGACCTTTTTGCATTGTTTTATAGTCCTCATTAAGTTCTGCCTCTTTGATTTCTATATACAATTTGTGTTCTTCAGGTGTAAGCATTTCGCTCTCACCGGAATAAGGATTGGTTGCTTTTATTCTTTCTATCATGGGACTATCCTATATCAGTTGACCTAGTTTCGTCAACCTCTATTTTTGTATTAGTATAACTGCCCCATTGATGAACTACCTTTTCTTTACTTGGGTCCAGGATAGGCGTTTCAAGAGCCTCGGTTCTTGGTGCAATGGCTACGATTTGAGTTGCATAAGTTTTCCAAAAATCATTTTGACAATGGTTACTACAAAAGAAACCCCATTGTGTGCCGGCTACATATTGGTGTTGTTTAATCTTTCTGGTCCTTAAAACCTTAGAACCTTTAACACCTCGAACTCTATCCTGGGTATGTTTTTTATGACACTCCGGTCCATGACACCAATTAAATGTCATGATACAACCTCAATGCAATTAAACTCAAAACTGTTAATAACATAAACCACTCCATTAGTGCCTCACTTTCCAAGTTGTCGTTGCTGTTCTATATCCCATTACATCTAAATCATAATAGACATAGTAAGGTACACCTTTTTTAGTTGTACCAAATCTGCTCTTTTCGTTATGTGTGCCTTTTCTTGTTATGTGTTTTTTGTGCTTGTTAGCCCAATAAGTTATATTAAATGTTTTCATATTTATACCTTTCTAAGTTATGGGACAATCCTATATGAATTGTCCCATAGTGTCAATAGTTTAATTT